AAGGCCAACGGCAGGCTGCCTGATTGCATGTTCAATTACATCTCTTCTGCATTAGACAGTAAGAAAGCAGCTGACCTGAAATTCTACTGTTATCATGCAGTTAGCTATGCAACGAAATTCATCGGGGCTTATGCTACACTTCGTTGGTTGGACATGTCCGGATTCCGTACTCTCCGAGGTCAGCTGATGTCTATTTCACTGCCTTCTGATGAGAACTTCTTGAATCAGATGTGGATCAGAGTGTTCGGTGATATCACAAATGTGCCTCTGCCGATCATGATGGCTGTCTATCGCGTTGATAAGTTCTTCTTGTATCGATCTGGATATACTCAAGTATGCATCAAATCAGTGCATCAAGAAACTGATGACGCTGGTTACTTCTGGTCTAAGGTCACTGATCTTGTTGGCAAGACATATGTGTTTGACTACGCTACTGGGCTAGAAAATGCGTTGTCTCGCAAAGGATCTTTCATTGTTGATGAAGATCAAGTTACTATCGCATATCGCTATCCGCTTAAAGATAAAAGTATAATGTCTAAGCTCTGTCCTGTGTGTGGAGCTCCGCTAGATACTTCTGTTTTTGGTCGAACTAAGTGTTCGGACAAGAATTGCAAGTCCTCATTGTATGTTCGTATCATCCGTCTCATGAAAGAGCTAGGACTTCCTCAAATTTCTGCTGATAGATTCAAGCATGAAGTAGCTGATGGTCATCTTACTTGTGTATCGGATATCTTTTTTCTGCCTGAGTTGTCTGAACTCAAAATCCATACTAATCTTGTTCATTTGATACAGGGCCTGTGTCCTCATCTGCTGCAGAACGAGAAAAATGCACTACACACATTCATAAATCGATGCAGCAATTCTATCAGATCAGTAGAGTACTACTTGCAACATCCTGAAGTCGCTAGATGTCGAACTGATGTGTATGTGCCTGGTCTAGATGCTGTGTTGAATTGGTTCGCCATTCCAGAAAATTGGACAGCTCTAGAATCGCTCATCATGAATGATAAGAACATCATCATTGAATCTTCGCTAAAGAAGTTTGATGGTGATCCGATCTTCCGTGGAACTACCATCGCCATCACAGGATCATTTATCCATGGTACGCTAGACGATATAGAGAGTATCTTGAACAGTTACTCCGCGACAGTAGTGCGTCAGTATACAGATGCAGTAAAGATTGTACTCGTTGGTAGTCAACTTTCTGACATCGACGGCAGTATGGTTCAGCAGGCGCGTCAAGCTGGTCGTGCTGTCCTCAATGAAGTTGATTTCTTCCAACAGTACGATATTGATGCTGATCTTCGTGCGAACCTTCTATAATGTTGACGAGGTGATGTTGAATGGCTAAGCGATGGTGGTTTCAACGACTGCTACCTAAACGTCGTCAAACTTCTTACATTCGAGACATAGTAACAGGCTCATTTTATCGTATCTCTGACATTCGAGGAAACACGAGTGTAGCTGATATCAAGACGCAGATAGATACTATGCGAGCTCTTGCCGCTGACTCTCAGATCAGCACGGCATTATCTTACTATGCTACAGACGCAACCACACCTAACACTAGTGGTCAGATCATCTGGGCAAGTTCAACTGACGATAAGTATAAAGACGTAGCAGAAATAATCAATAATTTGATCAAGCGATGGAATGTGAACGAGTATGCTCGTGACCATATTCTTGAGCTTGCTACTATTGGAAATCTTTACATTCCAACAACCGGAATGTACAAGACGAGTACATTCCGATCCAGCTATCAGAAAGGTGTTGCGCTCGATAACAACACAATTCTAGATGAAGAATTTGATGTGATCCCTTCGACTAAAGTCCCTCCAGAGAATATCATTCATCTCTGGAAACAAGGTAAACCTCAAGGATACATCTATCAACCTGACGAGAATGCATCAGGTACAGCGCGAACTGAGCTGGTCTTCTATCCTGAGTCCGCTGTAATACATTTTTCGCTAGGCGGGCTGCTCGGTGATTACACTTTTGACGTTATCAACGAAGATGGAGATATTGAACCTTATGACATTCAGTTCTCTACTCCGTTGATGGCAGCTGCAGTCCAACCTACGCAGACACTCAGTTTGTTAGAAGATGCGCTCTTGCTCTCGTCTCTTGCACGAACTATCAAGTTCATCAATGTTGCTTGTGGTAGCGATGAAGATGAGATTAGAGATTCGCTCCAACAGATCAAAGATGCCGTGGAGCAGCAGCTTTCGTTGAATACACTTACTGGTGATGTTCAGAGTTTCGTTAATCCGCAGAGCCCCAACAACCTCATCTATCTTCCTAAGATTGATGGGCAAGATGCTATCACGATCACTGATTTGAACATGGCAGATGCGTCTGAAGAAGATTCAAATCTTCTTAATCACTATCAGGACAAGAAGCTGTCTGTACTTGGCGTCCCAAAAGAAGCGTTGAACTTCTCATCGAATGAAGGTCTAGGCGGTGCAGGTGCTGTAATGTCACAGCGTTCTGCTCTCTACGCTAACGCGCTGATGAGACTCGAAACAGCATACATGGCCGGTTGGCGTACCGCTTTTAACACTTATTTCAGAGAGAAGAAGCTATCTGGTTTTGTTGATAAGTTCCAGCTACACATGCAGCCGATCATCACTCAGCAGAGTACTATCAATTTTGACCGGCGTGATTCTGCTCTGAACCAAGCAAGCACATTCGTTCAGATTCTAAAAGATCTTGGCATCAAGAATGATAAGACCTATAAGTTAGGTCTTGTAGAGATACTGACTGAAGTGCTTCCGCAGATCGGTGCAGATGCTTCTACCTGGAACCCGGACGCAGCGACAGCGGAAGGCGACGGAGGTGGCGCAGATGAGTTCTGATCCGATGGGTCTGTTCCTTAGAGAACTCAAACAATATAATAGCACTAACTTTCGGATGCTGACCACTATTGACTTGAGTGTAAGTAGTCCTGCCGTCTGCAAAGCATTTAGCTCTGTTATCACTCGATACTTCATTTTCTTAGAGAAGCATCCGGAGATCCCTCCATCTGTTGCTAATATGCTCTATTACCGGATGAAGTTAGATACAGTTGCTAGATTTTTCTCTCAGTATCCCGCAGCTTCGCTTGAAGACTTGAAACCGTTTCAGCGGGATGTTCAATACTACTTACAGGAACATAAGGAGGGAATGATCGGTGAATCAGCATAATCCTCCGCTCAGATATCGCATTTCCGCTTGGGAACAGCTCAATGATTGTGTGTCCAACTTGAGTCGTGATTTATCTATTCGCGTATCTAAGTTTGTCAACAACGATATTCTAGAAGGTACACGAATTGCTGTACTCCATACCACATATGGTGTGCTTTTTGCTTGTATGGTCAACTCTAGCGGCTCGCTGATACAGCCGGCTAGTAATGGTCAACCGCATGAGTTTACCCCTTCAGATATTCTTTCTGAACTATATAAGTACGGATTTGATGTTGAATATCGTCCAGCAAAAGGACTACCTGGAGCTCAGATTGCTTACTTGATGACTCTCAAAGGTCTTGGATATGATAAGATCAGGATAATTAGCGTGTGGTCATACTCGTCCACAGGAGCGAGAGAGTATAAAGAAGAGCTTGTAGCGTTTCTCAACACTGCCCATGGTGATTGGTTGAATTCTGGATATAGTCCTAGCAAGACGGAATTCATCGATGCACTGAATAGTGGTACTGCGATCAATCTTACAGCAATTTCTGGTACAAAGTCATTCAATTGGTCTTGGTTGTATAACTGGGTCGCCAACATTGATGACATTCTTCGCGAATGTGCGGAGGTAGAGTCATGACTGAACTCAGCGGCACAAACCTAATTGGTCAAGATATAGAACGCTGGCGTGACTACTACGATGAAGCTCTTCTACGACGTGGTGTTCCTGCAAAGTATCAGTACCCAATGATGGCTTCGTCAAACACACAAGGTGAGCCCGTAGCTGATAGTTACTCAATTCCAGAAGATACACATATCTTCTTTGATGCTGCACCTAAGGTGAAAACTTACAAGCGTCTTGGTTGGGTAGTTGAGAACGACAAGGATCTTCCTTTCTTGATTCATTGTAGCTTTCATCTCAAGAATCTTCAAAAAGATTGCTTGTTTACTTTCTCAGGTCAATATACAGGATTACCGGATCGTGTGTTCCGCGTCATTGAGTTGACTACAGATATCCAGGCTCCTGACCATGTTACTTGTCAAGTTGTTCCGCAGTATGATAAGCAAGCTGTTGGAGAAACTGACAGGGAAGTGAAACAGAAATTCAATAGTTCTAATCACTTCCTAACCGTTCCGACAGACTATCGTGGCAACTACATAAGCGAGCAACCTGGAGAGCAGTAAGGAATGATGTAAAGTGCTTTACTTGTATGATGAGGCAATCAAGAAAGATCTAGAGCGATCTTTTAATCCGAATAACGTGCCCAATCCTGTAGTTCGTGTTGTTGAGGTAGATGCAGCTATTGGGCTTGCTGCTCAGCTTCAGAATGACAACATCACATTCCCAATTGTTGCTGTTACTCGGATGCCTGACCATTCTATTGACAAAAGTCGAATGAACTTCACACTTGCCCATCGAGGGGTCATTTCTGTCTTTGATAACAAGACAAATATGATTTATCGTGAACGCATAATGCCAATCAAGCTTACATACACACTGACAGTATTGACTACCAAAACAACTGATATGGACGAACTCATGCGGGAACTAATTTTCAAATACACAAGCATGTACTTCTTGACGATCAAACTTCCTTATGAGGCGTCCCGGAAAGTTCGCTTTGGTGTTCGGATTGATTGGGATGAAGGCATTCAGCGTAAGTCAGGCCAACTTGAATATGTAGCAAGTGGCCAAGTTTATCAAAGCATCATAACCCTTCAATGTGATGGATGCTTCTTAGCAACTTATACACCTACCAAGTTGCGTAATCTAGAAGTCCAAGTTGAACCTGTAGTAAAATCGTGAACCTTGTATATTGTACACAGTAAGTAAGGTGGTGTTTCTATGAAATATATCAATCTAACCAATCGAACTGTGAAGGTACGTGGCGTGGAATTTGCGCCTGGCGACATTCATGAAGTAGACGGATCCATCAACATTCCTGGATTTGCGTTGACTAGTTCCTCACCTAAGCGGCCTGTAGCTAAGGGGAAAGGCAAAACTAATAAGAAAAAGTAAATTGGAGGGAACCTAAGTGGCGAACATTGTTATCAACGAAATCAGCCAAAACTACACCTACAATATCGGTAACAATTCTTTTGCAACGGTTGCTCTTCCTATCACATCCTGCTG